GGCGCGTCGACGACGGCGCCGGGTCTGGTTGACGGCATCCCGCTTGGTGACGGCATCTGCCAGCCACTCAGGCGGGGACTCGAAGAACCGGGAAAGCGCCAGCCGGATGATCGCGGAACGGCTTGTGCCGCCAGGCAACGGGAAATGCTTCGCGGCGAAGTCGATGTCCCGAACGTCCTTGGGCTCGGACCGGATCATGATCGGAATGCGCTTGGATGCTTTACTCATGGAGCAGGAATATAGCAGGGATAGATCGAGGCGCAAGATTCATTCGGGGGGAGAGGGGGGGGTTACTCCTCCAGATCATCCCGCGCCCCCCGGATGGGACGCGACCTTTCCCGAAACATCGGAGGCTCCGATGCCGGCGATCGGTATCCCCTATGCGCCTGGCCTATCGGTCCTCCCGATGGCCTCGAGAGGCTTGGCCGATGGCATCGGTTCTACCGATCGATCAGATCGTCGAGCTCTTGGTCTAGACGATCCAAGCCATCGGGATCAGCGTTGGATAGGGCACTGCGGAAGTTCAATCGGACGGCCCGATCATCGCCATCGGCGGCGCCTTTCCCCCTGGCGCTATCGAGGCCGGCGATCCGGATGATCGATTCCAGCGATCGTAGGCGCACCCTGTTGTCCTTGGAATCGGTCAGCCTCCACAACTTGCGCGCCACCGCCTCAGGATCGGCTATGTCGAGGATCGCTGTCCGAAGTCGCGACTTGTGGCTGCTCATGGTTTCGATTGAGGCCTCATACAGATGTCGCCCTACCCCAAGCCTGGCTTGGGATGCCGACCACGTGGGCGGTGACTCTACCCACAGTCCGCCCCATCTACCAGCGGCACAGAGTCACAGTATCGAGCGCATACATATATATACGCATTCTCTCTTCCCTCCTCTCTTCCCTCTCTTCCCTCTTCCTTTTCTCTACATACGGTAAAGGTACTAGACTCTGTGACTCTGTGCCAACCAGCCCCAAACCCCCACAGCTCTGGGCTTTGCGGCTGTCACACTTCCCGATCCAAACCAGTACACTTTCACACTTTCAGATTGTGACGATTTCACGCTAAAGGAAAATGGCGATTCTCCGATAATAACGATAGACAAGTGCTAGCAGCCCGTGCTAGTATCCCCCCCAGACCCTAAGACATGGGGTTACAGCGATAGGAGACCCTGAGCCATGACTCGTCAGACCTACCGGCAAGCGCTCGCTGATCTTGCCATTGTCGCCACAATGGGCCTCTGTGCCATTGTCGCCCTTCTCGCCATCGCCGATATCCGGGGTGTACTGTGAGTCGCCCCCGTGGCTTCGTGCTGTGGGAGGGTCGGTCCCGTCTTGACGGCTCACCGATCGTCATGATCGCCACCCTCAAGACGACCAACCGGAAGACTGGTCCCATGGTCCAGACTTGGATCCTGAGGACCGACCGTAGCCCGCTTGACGCCATCCGGTCCGGCGCTGACTCGGCCATCTGCGGGGACTGCCCCCACCGGGGCTCGGGCGACTCGCCCCGTACCTGTTACGTCGACGTCGCCAAGGCGCCGCTGTCCATCTACCGAGCCTTCCACCGTGGGCGCTACCCTCGCCTTCCCTCCATCCATTGGCCTGCCACCTTCGGCGATCGGCTCGTTCGGCTCGGCGCCTATGGCGATCCTGCAGCCGTCCCCACCGACGTGCTGCGGGCCCTGACGCGGGTCTCCAAGGGGTGGACTGGGTACACCCACCAGTGGCGCTCCCGTCCCTCCCTCCGCCACCTCTGTATGGCCAGCGTCGACTCGGAAGCCGAACGGGACGAAGCACACCGGAAGGGCTGGCGCACCTTCCGCGTAGCCCCCATCGGCGAGAAGCTCGTCACCGATGCGGAGGTTCCCTGCCCCTCTGACCGCGTCTCGTGCAGCGCCTGCCGACTGTGCCGCGGCGCCTCGACTACCGCTCGGTCCATCGCCATTACCGCCCACGGCATCAACGGGAGCAAGGTCCGATGATCACGCTCAAGACGGCTCGGAACCGGGGGAATGCCCGTATCTGGTTGGATCGGGCCTCATGCCGAACCCTCGCCATCAAGCATGGTGAGCCCTACAGCGTCGAGTTTGGCCCCGACGCCATCCGCCTGCACTTCCCACCCCGTACCGTCGACGGCAGGGCCCGTAAGGTAGCGGGGTCCGCCGATCGGCCCGTCGTCGACCTCTGCAGCCGCAAGGTCGACCCCTCCATCGGCGGCGCCGAGCGCTACAGCGCCGCCCGTACCACCCCCTCCATCGTCACCATCAAGGGAGCCGCGTCATGACCACCCCCGCCCTAGAATGCCCCCATTGCATGGAGCACGTGCCCCTGCTCCACGATGACGGCTTGGACCCGCAATGCTACGACTGCTGGGTCAGCGCTCTGCAGCACGGGGGCGCCACCAACCAGACCGCTGCAGCCTGCCTGCGGGCTCTCCAGCCCGCGACCGGCTACGAATGCGAGGAATGCGGCCAGCGGCCCACAAGCGGCCACGGGACCCTTTGCGAGGTCTGCCGCCGCGGCATGATCCGACTCCGGCGCTGACGAGCCCCCGAGCCACCAGGGGGCGAAATGCCTGGCCAGCCAGGCATCCGCCGATGTGGCGATAGGAACCGAGCCGATGACCGACCAGAGCGACCCCTACCGCGACGTGATCCGCGTACTCGCCCGCCGAGCCCTCGTCGAGGCGACCGACCAGGGCTGGGTCCATGACTGGATGCCCCTCCGTGATCCGGGCGGGCCCGCCGTCAGCGACCGCGACCCGTGGGCCTACGTCGAGATCACCGCCGACAACGTCCACGGCGAGCCCCGCGTCCGGACCGTCAGCGTCGAGGTGCTGCTCGACGTCCTGAGCGGCAAGGGGCTGACCGTCGAGGAGGTGATGACGTTCGACAGCCAGCGCTACGAGTGGCTGGCCGAGGCGTTCAACCGGGGCGACTAGCCCCCGCCCCCTGACCGCCGGCTTTCGGAAACGAGCGCGTCGAGCTCGTGGCGCTCGAGGTCTGTCCTCGCCACGAGCTCGACGCGAACCGACCACGAGGTCCCCCTGGAAAGTTGCGACAATCCCACCCCGTCTGTGCTACGCTGCTAGCACCTGATCGATAGGAGACAGCATATGGCCTTCTTCCGGATCCGACTCACACCGGCCCAGCGCAAGACGCTGGGGACGCGGAAGCACACCGCGTCCTGCCGCACCCACCCCCACGGTTCCCTCGTCGAGGTGACCGCGCCCCATTGGGATGGCGGCTCCCGCTACTTCACCGCCCGCATCGACCGCGACGGCCAGACCCGGGGCGTCTCGTTCCCCCCCGTCGAGTGGCCGAAGGTCGGCACCGCCCGCGTCGAGGTCACCGACTCGCTCGGCGTCATCGAAACGGGGACGTTCATGGGCAAGACCGCCGCCCCCGCCCTCGACGTGACCGAGGACTTCCTCTACGCCCTGCTCGGCGAGACGCACAGGGAGTCGGTCTGATGGGGCGCCGCTGCATCTTCCGACTGGGCGACATGGTCGGCCAGTACCACGGCACCCGGATGCCTGGCACGTGGAACGGCTTCGACAACGTGGCCGTCGACCCCGTCACGCGGGGCAACATGATCCTCGACATGGCCCAGCACGGCTGGGAAGACGACGGCGGGCTGGAGGACATCCCGACGAACGAAGACGGGCTCGTCGACCTGTCCGGCGGCTTCGCCACCGTCGTCATCCCCGCCTACGTCGTCGCCACCTGCCACGGCGGGACCGACTGGTGCGTCCGTGACGCCAGCGACGAAGACTACGAGGTGCCCGACTGCCTCTTCCTCGACCTCGCCGAGGCGCGGGCTCGTGCCCGTGAGTGCTCCGCCGACGGTCGCTTCTTCGACTTCACCGGGGAGGTGTGAGATGCATCTGGTCCTCGCCACCCTTGAGACGCGCTCGTTCACCTTCCAGTCCCTGGCCACCACGAAGGAGGGCGCGCTCGCCCAACTGCGGGAGGGCTGGAAGGCCCACGCCAGGCAGTACGACGCCGACCCCGGCTACCTCGACGAGCACCTCGACGAGGTCGAGTACCAGCACCTGCACCCGGGCGCTGTGCTGCGCGACGGGGAGGTGATCGTCGACGGGGGCCCGATGCCCGCGCCCGATACGACCAGCCCTGAGCGCGCCACGTGGCTCCGGATGCAGGCCCAGAACCGCCTCGTCTGGGGGCATGACGACTTCGACTGGGGCTGGCTTGACGGCTCCTTCAAGGACGGGAAGGGGCGCACCCACCGCATCACCGGGTGGAACGCCCGCGCCCCCAAGTACCCCGTCTGCACCAGCGCCTCGGACGGTCGCCTGTACCGCTGGCCGGTGGCTGCGATCACCCAGTTCATGCGCCAGAAGGGGTCGTAGGCGGCTCCAGCTCTTGTAAATCAGGGCAAGTGGGCCCGCCCTAGAGAGGCCCGCACACCACCGATCTGGGTGGCGCAGCGGCTGCGTGGATGCCGCATAGGAGTCAGCGGATGACCGAGAACGAGAGGCAGCAAGACAGGGCGCAGGATCTCGCAGGCGAGGCGGTAGACGCCGCCTTCCTCTCCCTGGCCAGCAACCTCGACGCCGAGCGCACGTGCGACCTGGGCGGCTGGTGGGCGATGGAAGAGGAGGAGGCCTACGACGAGATCAGGCAGACCCTGACCGGCGTGGCCTACCGCACCATCCACTGGGTGCGCGAGTGCGCCCAGGAGGCGGCGAAGGAGGACGAGAGCAAGCGCAAGGCCCTCATGTCCCTCAGGGACGCCTACACCACGATCTACGGGCTCTGGGACGGCGACGTCGAGAACGCCGTCGAGGCCGCCACCCTCGCCGAGATCTGGGACGGCATGAGGGCGCTCGGGGCCAAGGAGCCGCCCATGCCTCTGCCTGGCTCGGAGGCGTGCGCCGCCATGGCCAGGGAGCGCGACGAGAAGTTCCAGCGCGATGCGTGGGATGCCGTCACCCACCACCTCGACAGCACCGGCGAGTACCTGACCGACAGCCTCGGTCGCCGCTGGTCGCTGGGCACCTCCCCGTCCGGCGGCGTCTACTGGTACTGCCACCACCGCAACGTGAACCAGTTCGTCTACGCCACGTGGGGCTGGGACGAGCCGATGTCCCTGGTCTGCGTCAGCATCCAGACCGGCGACGAGGACCCCGCCCCGCACAGCATCGAAGAGCCCGAGGTCCACTTCAACGGCAACCTGAAGCGCGACGTGCTGGTCTACAAGGCCGCCGTCTCCATCGTGATCAACAGGGCCATGAAGGACGGGCTCGTGAGGAACCGCCCGTGAGGGCCAAGTGCGGATGCTGCGACCGCCCCCTCGGGGGCGGCGCAGACCTAGGCTGCCCCGACTGCATCGACCTCGTCGAGCTCGCGTCGTCGCGCTCGATCATGGCGCCCTCCTGCGAGTGGGAGGACGCGGAACTGGAGGACCATGACGGCTGAACAGAAGGCGCGAGAGATCATCGAGAAGTGGTACGAGGTGCTCGGCGGGGGCTTCCACCCCGACGACGCTGGCGCCGAGTACGTCGACTTCCAGAGCGGCAAGCCCGCCCTGACTGCCGGCCAGGCAGAGGACTTCGACGAGGACATGGCCGTGCTGGCGGGGCTCGACGTCGACCAGTACGCCCTGTGCCTGCAGGTGATCGCTGAGAAGGCGATCGAGGATTCGTTCTGCGAGGGCTGCGGCACGCCCCTGACCGAGGACAACTCGGCCATCGGTCGCCCCGGCAAGTGCGTCCGCTGCGGGATCGTCTGACATGGCCCGCTCCTATACGACGGCGGGTACGCTGCAGGGCCTGATCGAGGCGTGCAATGAACTGACCGGCGACGAGCTCGTGCTGGAAACGAACGGTCGCCACCACCGGATCCGATGCGGTGAGCACACCCTCACGGCGTGGGATACCCCGGCCCGGATACGACCCTGGCTCGACGGCTACGCCCGTGGCGTGGCCATGGCGCAAGTGAGAAGGAGGCGCAGATGACGTGGACCCCGAAGGAGGGCGCGCTGGTCTTCCCGAAGACGGCGGAGGACGCGGCGGAGATGCTGATCACAGCCCTGATCCTCGGCGTGCAGGACCCGGATAACCTCTCCGAGGCGGTGAGGACCGGCGTGCTCCGGTACGGCGCCGCGATCCAGTTGGCCGAGGGCATGGACTACGGCGTGAACGACGTCGAGTGCGCCTTCCTCGAGACCCTCGACAAGAGGATCACCGCCAAGACCACGGTCCACCTGATCACCACGGGCCGGACGGTCGAGGTCCGCTGCGAGAGGCCGGTACGCGATGGCACGTCCTGACTTCGTCAAGGCCCCGACCTACCCCTTCAACGCGCCCTGCGCGATCAAGCCCGGGGTGGGTTGCATCCACCACGAGCACGGGGCCCACTGCATCGACTGCGCCCCGTTCTCCATCTACTACCTGGGCCTCGGTCGCCGGCTGCCTGGCCGGTGGAAGATGCTCATGAAGAACCACAAGACCACCGACAACATCGACTGCGCGACGTGCGGCGCCCCGCTCGTCACCGTGAGGAGGAGACGGCGTGTCCATTCGTAGACGCTGCACCTACTGCGACCCCTGGCATTGGATCGACGGCGGCGGAGCGCCCGGTCCCGACGACGAGATCGTCACACAGCTCTGCCCGGATGCGCTCGCCGCCATCCGCGAAACCAACCTCGAGATGAGCGAGGAGGAGCGCAAGCTTCTGCTTGAGCAGCCCACCCCGCCCCCGTTCCGGATGCCGCCCGACATCCCCGACTGCGACGACGGGATCGAGGCGATCAACTTGTGGTCGGCAAAGATTGCTGTACTTTGCTCGATCGGTGCTATCATCATCTCCCTCGTGGCACTCATTGTCGCGACTTTCCGATAGGAGGAACGGACCCATGAAGCAAGGCCTCCACCGAGGCATGAAGATGGAGGAGTACCTCGCCGTCGATGCGGTTAGCCACTCCGACCTGAAGAACATGAAGCGCTCGCCCGCCAAGTGCCTGGCCGAGCGGGGCTTCGTGACGCCGTCGACCGACGCCATGGTGCTCGGCTCGGCGATTCACACCGCCGTGCTGGAGCCCGAGCGCTTCGACGACGTCGTCGGCGTGCTGCCCGGGGACTTCAACGGCAGGACCAAGGCTGGCAAGGCGCTCAAGGAGCAGATGGAGGGGCAGTACCCCATCGTGCTCAAGAAGGAGGACGCCAACCGAGCTCTCGCGATCCGCGACTCGGTCTGGCGCAACTCGGACGCCCGCGTGCTGCTCGACGCCAAGGGCTCGATCGAGTCCACCATCCTCGTGCAGGACCCGGTGACCGGCGTCATGACGCGCTCCCGCCCCGACAAGTGGTGCTGGGCCGAGCGCATCATCGTCGACCTCAAGAAGACCGTGAAGACCTCGGTCAGCGCCTTCCTCAGGCAGGCCTACGACCTGGGGTACTTCTCGCAGATCGCGTTCTACAAGGCCACGGCGCGCTGGCTCGCCGAGGCAGGGCTCGTCGCGATCGAGCCGCCCACCATGGGCGTGCTCCTCGCCGTCGTCGACTCCCGTCCCTACGAGAACGCCCTCATCCCCGTGCCCACCGACGTCCTCATGAAGGAGACCGAGAAGTGGCGTGCGCTGCTCGACCTCTACGCCACGTGCGTGGAGGAGAACCGTTGGCCGGGGTGGCCGACGGTCGTCTCGCCCGACTTCCCCGGCTGGATCAAGAAGGAGTACAACCTCTGATGCCGAACGCGATGATTCCCTGGAACGACCTGAAGCAGGTCGTCACCATCCACCAGCGGGCGGGGCTGCTCCCCTCTCGCATGACCTACGAGCAGACCATGGTCTGCCTGGCGCAGGGGCACCTGCTCGGCATCAACCCCTACGAGGCCGTCCGCGGCATCGTGGTGGTCGACGGCAAGCCGACGATCATGGCGGGCCTCCTGCAGGCCGTCACCCGCCGGGCCCTCCCGCAGTACGAGGTGGTGCTCGTCGCCTACGAGCGCGACAAGTGTACCGTCAAGGGTCGTCGCCACCCCAACGAGGAGTGGACGCAGGTCACCTACGACATGGAGGACGCGAAGCTCGCGGGCCTCACCGGCAAGCAGAACTGGAAGAAGCACCCGAAGCAGATGCTCTACGCTCGGGCCACCACCATCCTCAACCGGATGCTCGCCGCCGACGTGATCCACGGCCTCTACACGCCCGACGAGATGGGTCTCGAGGAGGATCCCGAGGACGGGGTCAAGACCAAGATGGCGCCCCCGAGCGAGGCGCCCGTGGTCGAGCTTTCGCCCGAGTCCGAGCCCGAGCCCGAGGAGGAGCCGGCGATCGAAACCCCTTTCGAGGAGACGCCGCCGACGACCGACCCGGACCCGAACCGGGAGCAGGCGCTGGAGGACGGCGTGAGCGACCTCCAGTCCCGTATCGCTTCCGCAAGGGACGCCAGCGAGTCCAGCGAGCCCACCTCCACGGACTCGTCCTCGACGGCTTCTACGTCGGACGCCGATGCGTCGGAGTCCGAGCCTCCGAAGAAGGAAGAGGAGGACCCGCCGAAGACGCGGACGCGCAAGAAGCGGAGCACCAAGAAGGCGTCGACCAAGAAGGGTGACGACTCGATCGAGAAGAAGTACGCCGACCTCGACTTCGACGCCCTCTGCGACAAGGCCACGGAACTGGAGGACTGGTTCACCGAGGGGCGTGACGGCGACGAGCTCACCATCGCCCTGAAGGCCCGCAAGGCCGCGCAGGAGGCGAGCCCCAACTGGGACGTCACCGAGGACGTGGACGAGATCCGCGTCTACGTGGTCAACCTCGCCAAGGCCGCGGTCGCCTTCAAGGCCGACCTCAAGAAGTGATCATCCGCCCCGCCCCCGCCGTCCAGATGGTCTGGACGTGGAAGAGTTCGGCTTCCCGCCTGGGGGCGGGGCACCCTCACCGAGGTGGCCGGGTGGCGCGGGGGACTCACTCCCCCCTGCCTCGGTTCGATTCCGAGCGCCTCGACCTACGACTTGCTGACGTGCCGCTGGTGCGCGCAGGCCGGTTCGATTCCGGCCACTGTGCTGGTGCGATAGAGCGTGAGGGCGCTCAAGACCGCAGGCGGGGTCGGAACCCGCAGCCCTCCACGTCAGCCCTTTCAGGAGATCACCATGCCTCTGAGCGATAGAGAGAAGCACGGGCTGCTCGACTGGTGGCACCGGCGCAAGCGCCGCATCGACGCCTCCAAGACGGTCCCGGCCATCATCAAGGAGCACGGCGTCACGCACGATGCGATGCGCGTGCTCGCCAACGACGTCGCTTCCCACCCTGCCTGGCGGGGTCGGTCGCAGGAACTGTTCGCCATCTTCCGCAGCCTCTCCGAGGACAAGGAGGGCTAGGCTGTGAAGTACGCCTCTATCTGCACAGGCATCGGTGGCGCAGAGGTGGCGTGGCAGGAGCTCGGCTGGGAGTCCAAGTTCGTCAGCGAGATCGAGCCCTTCGCCTGCGCCGTGCTCGACCACCACAAGATCGGCCCCAACATCGGAGACGTCCATGCGTACACGCCATCCCGATCTGATCGGGCAGTTGACCTTCTGGTCGGAGGAACCCCCTGCCAGTCCTTCTCAGTCGCCGGATTCCAGCGCGGACTCGAGGACCCCCGAGGTCGAGTCCTCCTTGAGTATCTCCGACTTGCTCGCGACCTACGGCCTACATGGCTCGTCTGGGAAAACGTCCCCGGTGCTCTGTCGACAGACCGAGGACGGGGCTTTGGAGCCCTCATCGGGGCGCTTCAAGAACTCGGGTATGGGTTCGCCTGGCGAGTGCTGGACGCTCAGTACTTCGGACTGGCCCAACGACGCAAGCGTCTCTTCCTTGTTGGATGCCTTGGAGACTGGCGACGTGCCGCCGCGGTACTTTTTGAGCCCCAAGGCCTGCGCGGGGATCCTCCGGAGAGCGACGAAGCGCGAGCGCGCATTGCCTCCGGTTCTCGACGAGGCACTACGGGAGGTGGCAAGCAGGCTGGAGGAGTCCCCGAAGTCTCCCGAGCTCTGAACGCCGTCAGCGGAGGCAACGACCCTGGCGCCAACAAGGGGGCCCCCGTCATCGTGGCACCCGACGTCTCCTACTGCCTGAGCGCACACCACGGCAGGCTGGACCGGGAGGAGACGAGGATCGTCACCAACCGGGAGGTCGCCGACCCGCTCACCGTCAAGGAGCAGGGCACCTACACGCAGGAGGGGAGTAACAACTTCCGCCTCCGCAACGTGCAGGCGGTCTTCCGCAAGGTCCACCGAGCAGCGTCGAAGGACGATGCCGAGACGTGGGCCGAGGCGGAGCAGGCAAACACGCTGAACCAGTTCGACTCGGGTAGCCGGGATACCCATGCGATCGTCTCCCCGGCGGTCGAGTCCTGCGCTGGCGTCCGGCGCCTCACCCCGCTGGAGTGCGAGCGACTCCAGGGGTTCCCCGAAGGATGGACCGACGTGCCCTACCGGGGCAAGCCGGCCAAGGACGCACCCAGGTACAGGGCGCTCGGGAACGCCTTCCCCGTGCCCGTTGTCCGCTGGATTGGAGAACGCATCCATGCCCTCAGATAGGCTCTACAAGGTCGCCGACTACGGCGATGAGATCGAGGAGTACGAGGTCGTCAAGGAGACGCCCAAGACCGTGAAGGTCAAGCAGGTCGAGGCGCGGGGTGGGATGCGCTGGTCCTGGGAGCACACGATCCGCCGCACCGAGATCAGCAGGAAGGGCTTCTTCTCGACCAAGCGTCTCGCGATCGAGCACAAGATCTCGAGGCTCGAGCACGAACTCGATGTGATCCGGTCGAGGAAGGCTCAGGTCAAGAAGAAGCTCGCTGCGTTCGGCGAGATGCTGAAGGGCCTCAAGTAGACCGTGGCGGTCCGGCTCTACGACCACCAGACCGAGGTCGTTCGGGGCGTCTACGGCAACATGAGGGCGGGCCGTCGGCACGTGCTCGCCGTGATGCCGACCGGGGCCGGGAAGAGCGTGGTGGCGGCGTCCGTTGCCCAGGACGCCGTCGCCAGGCGCCACCCCGTCATCGCCATGGTCCACCGCCGGGAGCTCGTGCTCCAGATGGCGGACCACCTCGTAGACGCCGGCCTCGACCCCGGCCTGATCATGGCCGGCGAGAAGCCGGACGCCTCCAAGCCCGTGCAGGTAGCCAGCGTAGCCTCCCTGGCCCGGAGAGAGCCTCCTCCGGGCGCGCTGGTCATCGACGATGAAGCACACCACTCCGTAGCCAAGGGCCACATGGCCGCTCTGGGGCGCTACCGGGACGCCTTCTGGCTCGGGCTCACAGCCACCCCCGCACGGCTCGACGGGCGCGGGCTGGGCGAGGCTGGCTGGGACGTGATCGTCGAGGGCCCCACCGTCCGGTGGCTCATCGAGAACGGATACCTAGCACGCTACGACTACTGGGCGCCCGAGGCTCCGGAGCTTCAGGGCGTGCGCTCTCGAGGTGGTGACTTCGCCAGGGGCGATGCCGGTGAGCGGATGGGTTCCCTGGTCGGTGGCCCCCTCAAGTGGTATCGCCGCTTCCTCGACGGGCGCCAGGCAATCGTCTTCTGCGCCACGGTCGAGCAGTCGATCGCCTACGAGGAGGCGTTCAACGAGGGCGGGGTTCCGTGCTCGCACGCCGACGCTTCCACCCCCAAGGCCGAGCGCGATGAGATCATGAGCCGGTTCCGCTCGGGCGAGATCCGGGTGCTCACCAACGTGCAGCTCGTGGACGAGGGGTTCGACGTGCCCGAGTGCGACGGCGTCATCCTTGCCCGCCCCACGAAGAGCCTCGTCTTCCACCGCCAGTCCTGCGGTCGAGCCCTGAGGCCGAAGCGGGACGGTCGCCCCGCCGTCATCGTCGACATGGCGGGCAACGCCAGCCGGTGCGGGCTGCCGGACGACCCGATCGAGTGGACCCTCAACGGGAAGGTCAGCGGCGACTCGGTCCCCGCCATCCGCACGTGCCCCTTCTGCTTCGCCGTCGGGCCCGCCGGAAGGAAGGAGTGCCCCGTCTGCGGCGAGGCCTACCCGGTCACGCGCAAGCGCCGGAAGGTGCAGCACAGGCGGGGTGACCTACTACAGATTGTGGCTGCCGAGCCCGAGCGCGTGGCGGACCTCAAGATGCTGTACTGGTCCCTCTTGAACGAGGCCCAGGAGAAGGGCTGGAAGCTCAAGGCTGCCCGCGTGAAGTTCAACGAGAAGACCGGATGCTGGCCCTCGAGAGCCCTGGAGTGGGTGCGCCTGCAGGAGACGGTCATCATGCAAAGGTGCTCACACAAGCGCACTGAGGCGCAGCATTGCCGCTTCTGCGGTTCGTACTTGCCCAGCGTCGGGACGGTCGTATAGTCGCCCGATGCCCCCATGAGACTCACCGAGCACAAGTTCCAGTCGATGCTGCTCGTCGCGCTCTCCAGGGTCCAGGGGTGCAAGGTCTGGCGCAACGTGGTCGGCACGTTCCGCGCCTACAGCAACCCGGAGCAGATCGTCAAGGTCGGAGTCCCCGGCCAGGCAGACATCTTCGGGATGATCGACGGGCGGTTCCTGTCGATCGAGGTGAAAGCCCCGCGTGGTCGCGTCCGCAAGGAGCAGGAGCGCTGGGGCGAGATGGTCAACCGAGAGGGCGGGATCCACATCGTGGCCCGCGCCGGTTGTGACCTCGACGAATCGGTACGCGAGATCGTGAGTCTGGTCGAGCTCTCCAGAAATGGAAACCCCCCTGGCCACCGTGACCAGGGGGGCGCCATGCGATAGGAGATGCCGGACTCCCTAGGGAGGCTGACGTGAGGGATGCTATCAGGAAGACGCGGCTGGTCAACAAGTATAGCCGCGGTCTAGCAGATCAAGGGGTCGCCGCGCTCCGCCTAGCCGCCGCGGGCTACCCGGTCTACAGGCTGATCCCCGGCAAGGGCACGCGCCTGATGAAGGAGGCCGACGAGGCTCCCACCTCCGACCTCGAGCAGGTCGCGGGTCGCTGGGCGACAGAGGCCCAAGCGAACATCGGGTGCAAGCCTGGGCTCGCCGACTGCGTCGTCTTCGATGGCGACAACCACGGCGAGGCCGATGGCGTGTCGGCGCTCCACGCGCTCTACGAGCAGCACAGCCCGCCCGAGATGCCGATCGCCGCACACACCCCGAGGAACGGGACCCATCACTGGTGGTCCATTCCCAGGGGGGTCGAGGTCCACAACTTCCTCTCGACCACGGGCCGGAAGGAGGACGCGATCCCCGGCATCGACGTCCTCAAGAACCAGAACTGCGTGATGCCTGGCAGCGTGAAGGGCGGCAAGGCCTACACGTGGGACGACGACGACCGCACGCTCCTCCACTTCGTCCCGCCGATGATCCCCGACTCGCTGCTCGCGCTCTGCCTGAAGCGGACGTCGAAGGAGTTCAAGGACTCGCGCCCGCCCGTGCGGGTGACCTCGATCAAGGCCTACGTCCGGGCCGCCCTGGAGAAGGCGCACAAGGCCGTGGCGCAGGCCCCCGATGGCCGTCGCAATGACGAGCTGAACCGTGAGACGTTCGGGCTCGCCGGCTTCTACGCCAAGGGCTACCTCACGGAGGACCAGATCCACGGCGCCATGTCAGCGGCGTGCGAAGAGAACGGGATGCTCGGGGAGCCCGAGGGCCCCAAGGAGTTCGACAAGACCTTCGCCTCGGGCATGAACCGTGGCTCCGAGTGCCCCCGCCCGCTGATCGAGGAGGGGCGGGCGTCGGTCCCCCCTTCCGACGGCAGTCCTTCCGGCTCGCACCCGGAGTCCACGTCGTCTTCGACGAGCACGGAGGAGTCACCGAGCACCGTTCGCGACGAGCTTCTGGGCGCCACCGGGTATGACCCGGGCGACTTCGACGACTGCCCCATCCACCTTCGCTCGCAGATGTTCGGGTTCGGGGACCAGGGCCGCGCCGCCATGCTGGTCTGGGCGCTCGGCAAGTACTGGTACTGCGAGCCCGGCTTCCGCGGGCGGCACTTCCACCTCGCCTGGGCGGGCACGCACTGGGTCGACGGCGCCACGGCAGAGGCCCACGTCCGCAACAAGATCTACCCCGTGCTCCGGATCCTGACCCGGTTCCTGCTCGCCGAGATCGAGCAGCCCGAGGACATGGAGAACAAGGACTGGGAGAAGTGGAAGGCGAAGGAGCGCGCCCAGGTCAAGTCGATCGGCCCCCAGCGCAAGGCCTTCGATCTCGCCTCCGACCTCGTCGCGAAGCCCCGCCGCATCGAGGCATCCAAGACGAGGATCGCGTGCGCCAACGGCACCATCGACCTCAGGACCGAGGAGTTCTTTGAGGGGCGATGGTTCCCCGGTGACTTCCTCACCCACTGCTCCGAGGCCACGTGGCACGGCTGGGATGCCGACGTCGACGAGCTCGCGCCCAGCCTCCTCCCGTTCCTGCGGGACGCGCTCAAGGACGAGGAAACTCTGGAGGTAGTGCGGATGGTGGCGGGCAACGCCCTGTCCGGCTACGGGAGCGAGTACACGAAGAAGTGCCTCGTCCTCTGGGGCGTCTCGAACACGGGCAAGGGTGTGATCACCACGATCATGCAGATCGCCGTCGGAGATGACGGGTGGGCGCCCATCCCCATGTCGATCCTCTACCGGGACCAGGGCAGCGGGGCGAACGAGCCCCTCGCACGGCTGGAGGGCAAGCGCCTGGCCGTGGTCGAGGACACAGGCGACTCGTACCAGAGCACGGTCATGGACAGCGACTCGTTCAAGTCCTTGACCGGCGGCGGCGACTCGATCTCAGCCAGCGTGAAGTTCGGACCGCAGCGCACGTTCCGGCCCATGGCCACCCTCGTGCTCTGCACCAACAAGCCGCCCTCCTTCAGCGAGAAGTCCTCTTCTGCCTACCTCAACCGGATGGTCGTCATCCGCATGACGAACAAGAAGACCCTCGGCGAAGGCGGGACGGCGGACGGCGACCTGAAGGATAGGCTGCGTGAGGAGGAGCGCGACGGCGTCTTCCTCTGGTGTGCAGCCGCGGCTCGCGACTTCCTGAAGCGCAAGGCGTGGGGCACGTCGAAGTCCACCGAGCGTGCGAAGGCGGCGATGGAAGACGACAACCGCACGGACGCCCGCCGGTTCTTCGACGAGTACCTGCGGCTCACGGGCGACGAGCTGCTCGACGTGCGGTCCACCAAGGGGCGTGAGGGCGGCATCGGCACGCTCTCGCGCAAGGAGCTCTTCTGGGCGTTCCAGGGCATGGCGATCGACGAGAACGACGCGCTCGATCGGCGCTGGACCCAGGCTCGCCTGTCCCGGGCGATGAACAACATCCTGCGCGACAAGGCGCTGATGGACGTCTCGCACGGAGAGCCCCTCGTCACGATGGGTGAGAAGGTCGCCTACGTGGATATCTCCGACCCCGCGAAGCCCCAGAAGAAGGCCCGTGGGTGGGAGGGGATCGGCCTGACGGCGGAGGCCTACGACCTGATGGAGATGGCGGTCAGGCGAATGCGGGAAACCCGCTAGTTGATCATCCCAGCGAGGCTCTCGAAGATCGAGTCCTCGAGTTCCAGCCGCTGGTAGTTCCCATCCCCGATGTAGTCCCTGAGATCCTCGCGTTGCTCCTTGCCGAGCTTCGCGAGGGTCTTCGCATTCCGGATGCGCGCCGCGATCTTCGCCGGCGAGGCGTCGTACTTGGAGAAGATCTTCCGGATCTCGGGCTTGAGCGTCTCGACGCCCTTCGCGCTCCGGGCCTTGTGGCGCAGCACGCGCAGCGCCTTCGACAGCTCGGGCGTCTTCGACGAACCGAAGGAGGAGAAGTCGGGCATGGTCCCGCGAGCCCGGTGCCAGTTCCAGTAGGCCTTGCGCGCCGTCTGCATCTGGTGGGAGTCGTAGCTCGAGATCCCGGTGACGGCCCCGAGGGTGTGCGCCGCCTTCAGCATCGGCATCTGCCCGCTCACGAGCTTCATGAACGTGCCCCAGCCCTCCTGATCGGAGTACCGGCCCTCGTTCGTCATCGCGTCCTTGACGTTCTGGGCGAGGTCGAGGAACCAGATGGACCGGCTCATGTCGAAGTCGCCGTCCCTGGCTCGCTGGATCTGCGCCCACTTCCCGAAGAGGGTGGCCGAAACCATGCTCTCCCAGGCGAACTTCGCGGGGTTGTCCTTCAGGCGCTCCCACTGCTCCTCGACCCCGCCCTCGCCGCCGAGCGCCAGGCCGTAGAGGAAGGACTGGCCCGCGCCCGAGACAGTGCGGCCCGAGAGGATGCGGAACAACTGCCCGAGCGCCCCGGCCTGGGCCATGCGCCGCTCACGCTTGGTGAGGGACGTATCGCCGCCGGCCTTGATCATCGTGTCGAGCGAGCCACCGATGCCGCGCCACGTCTTCCGGATGTAGGCGGAGGCCACCTTGTCGAAGCGGGTGAGCAGGCGGTGCCACCTGTTCTGCTCGGCCCGGGACAGGTCGCTCTTCGGGGAGTTGGCGCCGAAGGAGCGCTGGACCATCCGCTGCCGGACGTCCCGGTACTGGGCCTCGGCGGCCTGCCCGGTCGAGATCTTCTTCGCCGTGTCGTAGTCGAAGCCGAGCGCACGGAGCCGGGAGATGTCGCCGCCACTCGGGGCCCTGCGGGTGCCCCGCTGCATCTCCTGGGTCCACTCGAGGGCCCGACGGCCCATCATCGTCTCCTGCGCCTCGCCCACGGCCCGGGAGCCGGAGACGAACCGGAGCGTCTCGTTCGACATCCGGCGCAGGGACTCGACGGGTCGCGACGGGTCCCAGTGCATATCGATCACGTCGGCGGTGATCGTCGCCTCGCGGCGGAGCTTCTCGACCTCGAGCCTCCGTGCCTGGCGCCCGGCCTTGGTGAGGATCCGCTTGTCGCCGATGGACTTCAGCGCGCCACGGAAGCCGGCGTGCTCGATGATCGCGCCCGGAGTCTCGGCGAGGTTCGGGATGGCGGAGAGCGTGGTCTTCGTCGCGTTGTAGATCGAGCCCAGGCCGCGCATGATCCGGCCCGTCGTCCCGCCCGGCTCCTCGATGCCGAAGATCGAGCGCTCGATCGGCGTGCCCTGGAGGGACTGCCCGAGCTGGACCGCCGCCCGCATCTGGGCCTCGTTCGCGCCCTCCTTCTGGAGCTCATCGAGGCGCCTCGCCCAGGCGCCGCCGTCGCCGCGGATGTCCTGCCCGTACTTCTGGCGGAAGCCGACCTGCAGGGCGCCGCGTGCGGTGAAGCGCTGGGCGTACTTCATGGGATCGTGCTCGAAGAGGTAGATCCGCTTCTTCGAGCCCGGGAGCTGGACGGCGTAGGGGTTCCGCGGGAAGGAGCGCTGGAAGTCCGCCTGAAGGCTGCCGCCCAGGCTCGCGGCCCTGGTGCCGCCGATGACGTCGGCCTCGCCGAGCAGATCCTCCCGCATCTTGCGGAAGATCCGGCGGACCTTCTTGACGTCCATGTTGTTGGCGTCGGCGAAGGCTGTGGTGACTGCATCCCACCTGTCCCCGCCGCCGCCGCGGAGGATGTCGTACATCTCGCCGGTCGGCTCGAGGGGGACGACCCCGGGCACGTTCTTGAAGGGGCGCCAGAGCCGCCCGGAGTAGGCGTCGATTTCGGCCCTGGCGTCGGCCATGCCCACCTGATCGCCGGCCTCGCGGGCTGCGCGGTACTCGTCGAGGGCCCTGGCGAGGTCGTTCGTGTTCCCCCGGATCGCCCTGATCTGGTCATCGTACTGCTCGACCAGACCGTACTCGCCATTCTGCCTGGCCTCCTCGGCCTTGGCCTGAAGCGAGCGGATCTCCTTGGCGGCAGCCCCGTCCATCTGCATGGTGAGCTCGGCTTCGAGCATCTCGCCGCGGGAGAGGATCAGATCCTGCATCTCCTTCGCGGCCTGGGCCTCGGTCGCGTTGGCCGGCTTGCGGTTGCCCTCGATGATGTCGGCCCAGACCGGGCGGTAGCCGGGGGAGTCCGGCTCGACCTGCTCGAGCTTCGAGATCTCGGCGATCTCTTGGCCCTTCTTGGTGGCGGGCCCCGCAGACAGGGTCTTGCGGAGCGGGTCCAGGGCCTTGGACATCTCGCCGGCGGCGGTCGCCGAGCGCGTCTCGATGTCCCTGGCCTCGGCGGCCATCTGCTTGGCGGTGGGCGTGCCCGCCACCCCGACCCGGGTCTTGAGGTCGCCGAGCCAGATGGCGAGCTGGTCCTTCACGCCGCGGGAGATCTTCGGCGCGTCGAGGGGGCGCCCCGTGGCGCCAGCCACCCCGAGCTCCTCCTTGAAGCGCCTCACCTTGGCGGGCTTCTTCGGCTGGGTCAGGGCGTAGACGAAGCCCTCGTCCTCTGTGACCTTGCCGCCGAGCTTCTTCCAGACGCCCTTTGCCGCGTCGGACTGCCATGAGATCTCCCCGAGAACCCCGGCGTAGCCCTTCTCGCCGGCGATGCGGAGCATCTCCCGGTAGAAGTCGGTCCCGGCGCCCTTCCCGCGGAGCGCCTCCTCGATCTGGACCCCGTCGATGTAGAGCCAGTTGCCCTCCTCCCAGGGGCTGGGCGTGCCTGGCGCGACGTTCTCGGGGATCCCCTCCTTGTAGGGCTCGGCCTTCGAGGCGTCGGTGAGGGTGAAGTCGCCGACCTGCTTCCCGTCCTTCATCAGGCGGAGGTCGATCCCTGTGTCCGAGGGCCTCTCCTCGACGGTGAGCCCGCGCCCCTCGAGCCCCTTGGGGGTCTCCTGGGGCTGTGGCGCCGTCTGCCGGGACTTCACGGAGGGCATGACGTCTCGCTTGGGCAGCCCGCGGCCACGCGCAGCGGCGCCTACAGCGGGCCCACCGAGCGAGAAGACGAGGTCGGCGCCGGTGATGTCGCGGCCCGTCGCCATGGCAGCCAGGGCCTCGGTGGTCAGCTCGATCCCGGCCTCCGCCCCGTAGGCAGCCAGGCGCCCCGACGTCTGGGACACGGCGTTCAGCCACGGCTCGGTCAACTTGGCGATCTTCAGGAAGGCGTACATCTGAGCCGCGCTGATCGTCCGGTCGCGCAGGTCGCCCTCGGACCCCAGGAAGGAGGCCGTTGCGCCGCCAGCCGGACCGGCTACGACGGTGCCCCCGATCGTGCCGGCGAGGTGGCTAGCCCCGAGCCCGACAGCGTTGATTCCCTGGAGCCAGTTGTCCTCGGCGATGGAGCGCTCGAGGGCGGCGGTGGCGCGGGGCGCCATCTGGCGCATCCCCTCGATCCCGAAGCGCCAGTGGTCCTCGTCGGAGCCTGAGAGCACCTCAGAGAAGAGGTTCAGCGCGTTCGCCTCGAAGTCCCCGAGCGACCCGAGGACCGCGCCCACGGCCTTCTGGGCCCACGTCATGCGCTCGTAGGCCTGCTCGTCCATCTCCATCTCGCGCTCGCGCCAGAGCGCCGCCTCCTCGAAGTTGAGGGGCATCCGAGACTTGACGACGTCCGGCTCCCAGGACTGGCGAAGCTCCCACATCTCCTGGGTGCTCTTGAGGAAGTGGGCCTGCGCCGCATCCATGACGGCCTTCGGATCCGAGGCTCCCTCGGGCTTGAGCCCGCCGGCCACCAGGGCCTTGGCCAGGGCGGTCGGGTTCCCGGCCTGGGAGCCCGTGAGCTTCTCGGCGTAGGACCGGAGCGTCTCCTCCGAGCCAGGGATCTTGGCCTCGAGACTGCCCATCTTGATCGAGGACTCGACCCCGGGCGCCACGGGCTCGGCCTTCATCGCCTCCGCGCCGATCCGGCTGGGCACGTCCTCGTACCGCTCCGCCGTCCCGAGGATCTGCTTGGGCGTCTCGATTGGCTTCGTCGCCTCGCGGCGGATCGCCCTGGCCTCGCGCTCGTCACGCGGCGGCGCCGTGTCCGTGGGCGGCTTCGGCTCCGTGGACCCGATCAGCTCATCGAGGGAGGGCTTCCCCTCCGCCGAGCCCAGGAGCTCCTCGAGGGAGGGCTTGTTCTCGGGCATCAGCTCCCCTTGGGCATCTTGTTCCGCGCAGCCTCGACCTGCTCGGGCGTCATCGAGTCGACCGAGGCCGGGTCCTTGACCTGGGTCTTCAGCCACGCCTTGTACTCGGCGTCCTCGTCGAAGAGCGCCTGCTCAGTCAGCAACTCGATCCCGAGCTCCTGCCGCAGGTAGGCGGTGACGTTGGTCCGGGCGATGGCCTCGGCGTTCTGGATGGCGATCTGCTTCCGGTCCTCGGGGAGGGGCTCCCGGTCCATCTTGGGTACACCGGCCTGGGCCGCATCCCACTCGTCCTGGGCCTGCTTCTGCGACTTGGCGATCTGCTTCAGGTACTCGGTCCTGTAGAGGGGCTCGCGCATCTGGAACGCAGCCTGCATCCGCGGACCGCTCGGATCGAGGCGGATCTGGTTGATCTCGTCTCGGATCTGCTCCTTCGTCGGGCCACCCTTGCCGGTGCCCGCCGCCAGCCGGGCCTCGCGATCCTTCGCGAGCTGGAGGTTCTCCTCTGCGATGCGGAGGCGCTTCTGGGCGTCGGCTGCCTGGCGCTCGTCCTTCCCCTTCGACTGATCGAACTTCTGGAGCGCGAGATCGTAGGCGTCCTGGGCGAGCTTGAGCCGCGCCGCGGAGTCCTCGGCGATGCGCCCCTCCTTGATGTTCGCCAGCGCCAGCCGCTTGTCGGCCCGGAACTGGTTCATGTCGTCGTCGATGCGCTCGTTCAGGGCATCGATCTGGTCGGAGTCCTCGGCTCCGTCGATCATCGCCTGCATCCGAGAGAGGTAGCCCTCGCGGTCGGGGTACGCCTCGTTGACGCGCCCGTCGAGGTTCTTCTTGAAGGTGAGCCGGGAGCGCTCCAGCGACTCCACCTTCTTGGCCTCCTCCTCGGCGCCGGCCACCTTGATCTGGGCCTCGGTCTGGGCGAGTTGCCGCTTCGCCTCGGCGATGCGCGCACGCTGGGCGAGGAACTGTCCGTGGTTCTTGGGAGTGGCGGCGTTCTGATCGGCGATGTACTTCCGCAGCGCCTGGGCGCGCTGGACCTGCGGGGTCATCTTGGACCCCACCGAGGAAGTCGCGACTCTGGCCTGCAGCCCGTCGACCTCTGCCTTGACGGCCTCGAAGATCTTGTGGTTCTTCGGGATGCCGCCGTCCTTGCCCTGCGCGAGAGTGGTCTTCTTCTGCGGAACTCCGCAGTCACCCCTCGCACTTCAGGTCGACCCGGCGACAGCCACCTGCTTCCCGCGGTTGGCGGTGGCCCTGATGTCGTCGACCCCGGCGGAGAAGGACTTGTTGAGCCTGTCGAGCTGCTGGTTCAGCGAGGCGATCCGGGGGTCGTTCGGGTCGGAGGTCGGGTCCGCGTACAGGCTCTGGAGCTGGTCCTGCACCAGGGCACGCTGGGAGCCGAGCGCGTTCAGGGCCTTGAGCTTGTTGTCGATGCCCATCTTGGCCCGGTCGAGCGACAGCCGCTGCTCCGCCAGCCCGAGGTTCTTCTTGAACTGCTCGTCGCGGAGCCGGAGGTTGGCGTCGAACTGGGCCTGATCCTGCTCGAGCTTGCGCTTGGCGAGGAGCCCACCACCGATGCCCGCACCCAGGCTACCGATACCCCGACCGATCGCAGACGCCCCGGAGAGCTGGCCCTGCGTCTTGAGGGAGAGCCCCTGCATGAAGGGCGTCGGGTCGAGTCGGAACGGTCGGCTCTGTGCGGGCATGGCGATTCCTTAGAGGAAGGGGATGGCTCCCTGGGCGATCTGGCCGACGCCACCGAGGATGCCCCCCAGGATGTTGCCGGACTTCGCGGCCTCGGCCCCCTCGCGCTGGGCCCTGGCGCCGCGCTCGGTCATCCAGCGGGTGCCGTACCACGAGGTCGCGTCGGCGAGCGCTTGCTGGGCCAGGGTGGACGGCGGCTGCGAGAGCACCTGCGCCCCGAGCCCCATGGCGTTGAGCTGCGTGAGCTTGTGCTGCGCCTCCACCTGGGTCTGGATCTGCCTCATGTCCCGCATCCCGCGGGAGACGGCTCCGAGCGCGCCGAGCTCGACCTGGGCGGCGAGGTCCGCCGCCACCCCGCCACGAAGACCGGCGGCGCCGGTGTGCTCGGTGACGGCAGCCATGTCGGACGCCTTCTGGCGGGCGATGTCCTCGAGCATCCCGGCGTAGAGGTTGCCCACGTCGCGGTCGTCGAGAGGCGAGGCCATGACCCCCGGCATCTCCTGCCGGAACATGGCCTTCGCCTCGTCGATCCCCGCCTGCTCGACGTCGGCCAGGCGGAACGACTCGGCGAGCGACTCCCCCATGAAGCGCTGCGTGAAGCGCGAAGACGCCGCCTCGCTGCCGCGGGGCGAGCCGTCCGGCCTCGTCGGCCACTCCATCAGGCCGGCCACCCGGCTCTGGTAAGGGCTCCGCGTGGAAGGCGCCCCCTGAGAGAAGGAGCCAGAAGCCCTTTCCGCAGCCGGGACACGGGTCCCGGGGTAGGCGTTCTTGGTCGCCTTGTTCAGGCTGTCGAGTCCGCTGTCGAGTGCCATGGGGGAGATCCTATCTTCAGTCTTCCGGAACCTCGAACGTCCTAGTCACGGTACGGTGAACCACCGCACCTTCCGGCTCATCACGTCGGACATCCAGCATCTTCAGGAAGGCGGCTTCGGGGAGGGGGATCACAGCGCCCGGATCCTCGGGCTTGCTGCCGCACGGGGACCAGCCGTCGGGGCACACCACCCTGGAGTCCGCGGGGAAGCACATCGGCTTCGGAGGGCAGACCAGCCCCTCGAGGCTGAAAGGGCGCAGGGTCGCCTCCTTCGCAGTGCAGCCGATCATCAGACCGGCCATCGCGAGGATGGTCAGAATCAGGATGGTGCGAGTGGGGTTCTTCATGGCTCCTCCCTTACAGATTGCTGACTCGTCTGATCTCGAAGAACGACGCATCCGCATCCAGCGCGACCACGCCGTCCGCCGTGATTCTCTCGACCGCCACCTCGACAGTATCCCCCACCTCGAGCGGAACGGAAAGGGTGGTCAGCGTGGCGCCCCCACGCTTGTTGATGATCCATGCCCGGCCACGGTAGGTCAGGGGCGTGCCGTTGACGACGAAGCGGAGGTCCCCCTCGTAGACGCCGGTCCCCGCCTCGAAGGCCAGGGTGCAGCTCATCGCGTACACCCCGCGCCGCTGGACCTCGAGCGTGGTCCCGGGCGGGTTGATCGAGACGTCGGGGCTCCCGATGGTCTGGTCGATCCGGGTCCAGAGGATCGTGTTCAGCCCGGCGGCGGCGTCGATGTCGAAGCCGGCGTCCTCGGTCACGCGCAGGGTGGAGCGCTCGCCGACCGACGACAGGGTCGCGACGGCGTTTTCGTGCGAGGCCGGGGGAGGCCGAAGGATCTCCGAGTAGGCGAGGCGATCCCAGGAGGGCGATGCGTAGGCCTCCTGAACCCGGATGTCCACCCCGTACTGGTTGTCGTCCGGCACGATGCTGTCGTAGGGGGCGTCGACGGCGAGCAGCCCACGGACGTTCTCGTTGTTGAGCCAGAACCCAGGGTCGAGCCCGTAGGTGATCGGGTTCGATGCGACCGTCTCGAAGGTGAAGGTCTGAAGGCCCTCGGGTCCGATGTCCAGCGGAGCGACCCCGAACTCCACGTGCGTATCTCGCTCGACCACGGACTGGATCGACCACCGCACGCCCGCGCCGTCGATGATGTCGCCAGGGACCAGCGCGAGGAGCTCGGCGCTGCGGTCCGCGAGCGCCGCGTCCCACTTGCTGATCTTCATCGGGGTGGGCAGCCGCACGTCGTGCGCGATCTCGCCGGACAGCGGGTCCTGGGTTCCGGGCGCCCCGCCAAGGTTCGTGAGGTAGGCCCAGTCCCCGGTGAAGGTGACGGGCGCGGGGTCGGGCTCGCTGACGATGGCGATCAGGTCGAATGAGCGCCCCTCGGGGATGAGGATGGGCGCCGTCGTCGTCTCAAGCCAGCCGGACTCGATCGCGACGAAGTCGAGGAGCTGCGTGATCTCCTCATCCGTTCCCGGGTCGGCGACCGAGTAGACCTGATAGCGGTTCCCGATCACCGTCCAGATGCGGTAGCCGGTCACGTAGGCGGAGCCAGGCGGATCGTACCGTTGGCCCATGATGATCTGCTTGGCGCCCACCGACCCCGACCCGATCGCCCCGGTGTAGGCGTAGGCCGGATCGCCGATCGCGACCGGCGCCGCAGGGTCGGACGTGTCCTCGTTCGCGACCGCCAGCCACCCCTCGTCGAGCACCATCTCGCCGGCGGAGTACGCCTCGCCTTCCTCCTGCGGGCCCTCCCAGACGAGTCCGATGTGCTTGAGCACGTACTCGCCGTCCTCGACCACGATGATGTCGCCGTCCTGGGAGCCGTCCGGCGGAGTGCCGTCCTCGAGGATGCTCCAGGGGAAGTAGATCGGGACCGACAGGTCGGGCACGCCCGACTCATTGATCTGCCGGGCCAGGCGGGACGAGGGCTCGTCGTCGCGCTCGCTCACCGAGAAGAGCGGGCGGGTGGTATCGCGACCGGCGATCGAGAGCGAGCCCGCCTCGATGGCGTTCTCCCGCACGGACCCGGCTCGCGTGAGCTGGAACTCGACGATGCAGCCACCCACCCCTCCGCCGTCGACGTCGGCGATCAGGATGTCGCCCTCCTGCAGCGGGTAGCCGACGCTGTTCCGGCCCGTCATGAAGTAGGAGGAGTCCTTCTTCAGCGGCGCCTCGGACTGCTTCCACTCCGCCACCCTGGCGACAGACTCGTCCCGAAGGACCCCGGCGCGGATGACCACGCCTTCCTGCTTGGGGTAGTCCCTGGGCACCCAGAGCCTGATGTGCTGGATGATCAGGTTCTGACCGATGACGCGGTAGGGGCCGAGCGTGATCTTCACAGCGATTGCTGCGCCTTGCCCCTCACGATGAACTGAAGCTCGAAGCGCCGGAACGAGGGGCGGAAGCCCGGTGCGTAGGTCATGACTCGGAAGCCGAGCTCGTGCCCGCGCATATTCACGCGGAAGCGCTCGGTCTGCTCATCGAGGGTGAGGTCCCCGACCTGCGAGTCGAATCTGGGCGCGGTGTAAGTCTTCGTCTCTCCATCCCAGACCCACAGGTAGTACTCCCCGATCACCTCCTCTCTTGTGTGAACCCACATGACGGGGACCATCTTCTCTTCGTCCTTCACCCCGGCGTCGAAGCGGTTCGGGATGAAGTCCTGCGGGATGGCGCCGAGAACAGCGATGTCGCCATTCTGGGGGGTCCACGGGAGCGCCTCGCGGAAGTAGAGGGAGGCCCCGGCCTGCGCCGACACACGTGCGAGGTGGAGCTGCTCACCCGTTACGTCGACGAGCATGACAGAGGCCCCAGTCAGATCCACAGTGGGGGCAGAGGCGAGAGTCACGCTCTCCCCGTCCCCACTGACGATCGACTGGTTGGGCTCGATCTCGTAGGCGCCGTCGGAGTCACCGACATCGTGCAGCCAGATACGGCCCTCGACGTCGCCCGAGATGATGTACCACCCGTCGTCGAGGAGCACGCGGCAGCTCGACGTGATCGGAGGGCACGTCTCCTCGCCCCAGGTCATGGACTTCGTGTCGAGCGTGATGCAGTAGTTGGGGTACTCGCTCCCGTCGACGGGGACGAACCATCGGATCAGGCGGCTATCCGGGTCAGCCACGGCGTGGGCCCAGTCGACGGCGTCCCAGTTGATCCGGTCGACCGTGCCCTGAATGCCCTGGGGCTCCGTGCTACCCTGGAAGGGGAGGTTGGAGATGCGCTGCGGGGGCCCGGCGAAGTCCCAGCGGTAGAACCCAGCGGCGCCCTCGAGCCAGTACGCGATGTTGTCGTTCATCACGAGCACGCGCTGGTTGACGCAGCCCACCGAATCCGAGACGGGCTCGACGGCGAACCCTCCGGATGCCGACCCGGTGATGACCCATGCACCGCCGCGGGTCCAGACGTAGAGCGCCTGCCGGCGAGCGAGGTAGGACGTGATCCCGTCCGCGTCGACGCCGTCCGTGCCCTCAAAGGGCCTCGCCGGCCACTGGTTGTGGAAGTTCGTGGTGGCCCGGTGGGTGGCGTAGGCCTGGCGCTCGTCCTCGCACACGAAATCGACGTTCGCCTCGGTATCGCCGGTGTAGTCCGAGGCGATCGTGACCAAGGCACCGGCCTCTTCGACGTCGATGATGACGTACTTCTCGTTCGTGCCCTTGCGGCGGATGTAGCGACCGACCCAGAGTCGCGTCGGGACCCAGGGACCGTCGATCTGGATCTCGTCCGACCCGTTCGTGAAGGTGGCCGTCCCCTCCTGCGGGGCCGACCGGGAGAGCCCTCCACCCCAGATCGAGGCGAGGTGCCGGGCGAGGAAGCGGTTCTTCGGGGGATACCCCGCCTCGCGGGAGCGGTAGTCCCTCGGGTTGTAGAGCAGCGAGCCGAAGCCGCCCGCGATCTCGAGGTCGCTCTTCTCGTCCCGGTACTCCGTATCTGTCACCGGGACGTCATCGACCTTGAAGTAGTCCCCGAGCCCATCGACCAGCGTGCGCCACAGGCGCATGAAGTCGACGCCGGGATCCTCGGCGGTGGGGAAGTCGGCGATCTTGACGTCGCCGCCAGGGTGCTCGTCGAGCAACGCCCACTGGCCGATGCCGGACCGTGCCTTGTCGATCTGCCTGTACCAGCTCGGAGCGTAGCGGTAGTCGCCAGTCTCGAGCGAGCCCCCGACGCCACCGAGGGTGACGGGGTCCGTGCCGCCCGTGAAGGGCTGGAACGCAAGGACGGGCGGATAGGCCCCCACGCTCGTGTCGACGTCCTGTCGGAGCTGGAGATTGTTGTAGGCGGCGCCTGGCGTCTTGTAGTAGATGAATCCGCCGTTCGGGCCCCTTTGCCTGAATCCGAACTGGGTGTGCCGCCTCGCACTACCAGCCTGATCCGGACCGACCCACTCGACGCCCTCGTTGAAGTCGTTGAAGAGGTACTGGAGGATCATGCTGACGTCGGGGAAGAGGAGGCTCCCGTCGACGTAGTACTTCGTGCGCGTCCCGGCGGCAGGCCACCCGCCCGTTCCGTTCGTGACCACGATCTCCATCATGATGTCGTTCGGGAGCGTGGTGCCGTCGGCGATGTAGATGCTGGCGCCGTAGGTGTACGGGCCAGGGTTGTTCGGGAGGTCGATGCCGACCACGGGGCGCCCGCCCGCAGCCATGCCCGTGCCGGTCGAGCCCTCGACCTGCGGCGTGATGATGACCGTGCCAGCCTTCGTGATCTTCGACACGATCTGAAGCGGGTTCGTCGGTGCGCCGGCGGGCTCGCTGCTCGAGAGGGCGAGCTCGTGGTCCTGCCAGTCGATGTAGAGCTTACGCCCATCGCGATGGGCGTTGATCTTCGTGCCCGTGATGAACGAGGAGGCGGCTGTCTCGCGCTCGTTGACGGCGCCCGCCACGCCGATGAGCAGCGAGGCGGGCTGCCACGTGACGCCTGCCGTCGCGGAGTCGTTGTTGAGCGCGTCGACCAGGGCCTGAATCGTCTCTTCGTCCGTGTCTTGCTGGACGATCTGCCAGACGTATTGCTGCGGCGTGATGCCGAGCTGGTTCACGATCACGGCGGAGAAGAGCGGGTAGTTCTGCGTGCCGTCACGCGAGAGCTGCCAGATCAGTGTGTTCGATCCAGCATCCTGCTCGATGGGATCGGCCTCAAAGTCCTGATAGAGGGTCCCCTGGCCGGAGTAGGGGGAGACGGGGCCCGACGGGCTGCCACCTGCCTCGTCGAACCCCTTCGGCGGGAGCAACCCGGTCGGAAGCGTCGTTGCTCGCACCACATGGCGCATCCGCTGAAACCCATCTCCGTAGATCAGTCCCTGGACATCGGGGAGATCAGCGACGGAGAGCGGCAAGGAGTCCAGACCGAGCTCGCCAATACCGGCGCCAGGCACCCACTCCCTTGCGAGGGCGGGTCGGCTTTGCGGGCCGGCGGAAAGGGGATCGTAGGGTCCGGTCATCAGTAGGCTGCGTCATGCTCTTTGCCGCCGGCCACCACGAAGAGGCGCCGACGGTCGTTTTCGTCCAAGTAGGTTCGGATGAGCTGCACGGGATTGTGCGGCACGCTGGAGATCCGTGGGGCCGATTCAACGGACCCGGACGACCTGCCGTGGCACTCGAACACGGAGCGATCCCAGACGATCTCGTTCGTGTCGGGGCCATCACGCAGGCAGAGGAGAACCCTGCGGCTCCGCGGATTGAGGAGTCGAAGCTCCCGTTGCGCGACGGAGGGGATCGCGGGAATCGCACGAAGCCGCAGGAAGTCGATGAACCCCTGCCACGGGGCGCCAACCACCGTAGCCGGGGCGAGCGTTCCGAGCGCACCCCACGTAGCCGTGTCGGCCACCGTGCCGTCGATCAGGAGCGAGAGCGCGGACTCGTCCTTCGACACGGCGAGGTGGCGCTTTCCGGCGGTCAAGGGAGCGGAGAGCGTGGCGCCGCCGACCGTGACCACCCAGTTGCCCGACGACTGCTCGATCTTGATCACACCGTTGTTGATCAGGACGAGGTTGGCTGTCGGGTTCTCGGGCTCGATCAGGGCCTCGAGCAGCCACGCGGGCCGGTCCAGGGCCCAGACCTCCGGGTTGGAGTAGAGCGTGATCTCGCCACCCGTGAAGTGCATCGAGGTGGCCGGCTCGGTGATGCGTGAGATGACAGCCATGCCGGGGCGCCGTTCTGCGTCTGCATCCCCGACACGGCTGTTCAGGAAGGTCCGGAAGCCCCCGAAGTCGGGCGCACCGCCCTCCTCGCGGGTCGTCTCTAGACCGCGGAGGAAGGATCGGTTGTAGACCTGTACCTGGGGCACTCGTGGGCTACGTCGGGGTGATCGTCGCAATCCACGTCTTCGCCTGCGCGAGGACGTAGTCCGCGTCGTCCGCCCAGGAGGCCGACGGGTTCTTGTTCTCCCGCACGGCGTCGAGGTTGGTGTTCATCTGCGTCTCGCCCGTCGGACCCGTCGTCGGGGTGGGGAAACGGTTCGTCTTGTCGCTGCCCATGCTGGGAGCCTCCTAGCACCCTGGTTCGATGTAGTGGACGTCCGTGCGCTCATCCTGAAGCGCCTTGAGCGCGATGTCCATTTCGCGCTCGTACTTGGACTCCCAGCGCTCTTGCTGGTTCTGGTCCGTGAAGGGGTGCTCGCTGTACGCGGACGCCAGCGCGTGCCACGTGGCGAGGTCACGCCGCTCACGGGGGAGGTGGATCTTCTCCGCCAGCCGGTCCACTTCCGTGGTCGGCAGAGCGGGGTATCGGCAGTGGTAGGGCACCTCGACCGGATACGCCCTGTCGCAGGCCACCGGGCCCAGGCGGAGGGTCCGGGCTACGAAGACATCGCTCGAGTCGAAGACGCGCTTCCCGGGCGTCACCCAGTTCGGCTGGCCCGAGCTCGACGGCCATGGCGCTACGGAGCGCCCCTCGGTCCGGTCCATCCACCGGACCCTGTCACCCTCGTCGACGAGCAGCCTGATGTCGTCCTCGATGACCTCCGCCACCGTGTCGGGGAGCCGGATCTCGTCGTCGTAGAAGATGATCTCGAGGGCTGTGTCCGACTCCTCGAAGTAGGCCCGCGAGAGCTCGATCGTGTTCGGGTCGGTGTAGGTGGCGACCGTGTAGGGCGCCAGGCCGAGCACGATCATCTTCATCCCGACCAGCGCGGCGGTGAAGGGGTCCCCGGAGACGAGGGTGACGACCTTAGACCCCTCGGTCGCCGCCACCGTGGCCTCGATCGACTTGGTGGCCTCGATGACCGTCTCGCGCCGGGACTCGGGGAGCTTGAGGCGGCGCCAGACCTTGTCCAGCGAGATCTCGCAGTACGTGTCGATGCGAGCCACGTCCGCCGCCCGGGACGCGCCGACGCGCTCCGCCACGAAGTCCCGCATCTCGCCGAACGTCTCGGGGATCATCAGGCCTCCTCTTCGACCTCGTAGTACGTGGTGGTCAGCTCGTCGCCACGATAGCCGACGCCGACGTCGAACGCGAACCTCGTCACGCCGACCACCATCTCGCACCGCAGCACGAACGAGATCTGGTTGTCGTCCATGGTCCGCTTCGCGTCCACGCTCTGCATCGTGACGCTGAAGAGCATCGTCGCCGTCGGCCACAGGGTGGGCGCGAGCAGCTCGGCCATCGTCGGGCCGGGGGCGTAGTACCGCTCCTCGATCTCGGCGGGCGGGGGCTCAGGGTTCGGGACCGTCCGGGTCTTGATGACCTCGTACCGGCACGGCGCGGTCATGTTGTCCTGCACGGCGCCGACGTTCGGATCGACGTCGCCCAGGTGGGACGGGTCCGTGTAGTGTCCGAACGAGTTGAAGCGGATCTCCTCGGCGGCGTCGTACATCCGGTCGACGAGGTCGGCGGCGATGTCGGCTGCCTGCTCCTCGACGTCGAGCGGCTCGTCGATCAGGTCGCGGAGCGGGCCCGGCACGGACACGATGTTCGCCACCCGGTTGATGACGAGGACCTTCTCTTGCTGCGCGGGAAGGTACGGCTTGAAGGTCATCAGGAGACTCCGTAGTAGGTCTTGAGGTACGCCTCGACGGCATCGCGGTAGTCGTCATCCAGCGACGGGACCATGGCGACATAGGCAACGGTGCCGTCCCAGTTCTCGCCCCCAAGAGCGTTAGCGCCGACCCGGAAGCCCGTCCATGTGGACACGCCAGCGGCGATGGACTTGATCTGCGTGCCGCCATCTCTGAGCGTGTCGTTCCCAGAGCCCGGGAGCCTGAGGGTGAAGACGTGCTTCAGGCTGTCGTACTGGAGCGAGTAGCCGTACCCGGATCCGTTCCAGAAGAGGTAGCCCTGGCTCCCCGCCGTGTTGTAGCCCAGGATCTTGCGCGTCGTATTCGTGGCACCAGCCGGACAGTCGAAGATGTGGCGCTTGTTGATGCCCGTCCCGCGCTGCGCGACGGCGAAAAACTCCATCGGGTCGGACAGGGGCGAGGACAGGAGGGCCGGGAGGCCGATGTAGTCATTCACCCCATCGAAGTCCAGGGCCTTCTCGGACGAGTCGTAGATGGGCTGGTCAGCGACGGTCGTCTGAACGAGGTCGTCACCGTTGCCCAGTCGGTCGCTCCACTTCGCGACGGGGGCGCTGTCTACGGCTTCGTCCTCGATGGGGCCCTGAACGGATCCGGGGTTATTGTAGGACGTGAGGTCGTTCGACCCGACGAAGTCGGCGCGGAGCCCGGTCTTCTCATGGAGCGCGTATCCCGCCGTGATGTTCGAGCCGAAGCGCGTCTTGATCTCCGAGCGCGTGCGCCCCGACCCGGAGTTGTAGAGCCACGTCCGGTCGGCGGAGGTGAGCGCATAGCCCGAGAAGATGAGAACCTGGGCGATGTCGCCGCTGAAGTACGCGAGAGCGCCCGTAGACCTTCCGATGTTGAGGTCGTTCGTCTCGCCCGTCCTGGGCGTTCCCGTGAACGCCGTGGTGACCTCGGTGTTCAGGTCGGACTGTACGGCCACGGTGCCGGCCACCGGGTCGTAGACCCCGAAGATGAGATGCCACGAACCGTCATCGGTTCGCACCGTGTCCTGGGCAATGAAGGGCGTGCCCAGGGAGTTGTAGAAGGCGAACCGATTGACTCCCGAAGTTCCGTTGGAGGTCTTGAACCCCCACTCAGCCGTGGGCCCCGCGTTGAGCGCGGCACCCTTGTCCACGGCTGCCATCCCCGTGGAGGGATCCTTGCACCAGAACGCGCAAGAGAACCCATCGGCGTGAGGCCTGAGCGCCGCGTCATCACCCACGGCGAGGTAGCGGTTGACGTTGTTCCCCTCGTATGCCGCGCCCGTCTTGAGGTACTCCGGCTCCGCCATGTAGATCATGGACCCCGTGGGCGCGTCACCCCACGGGGTGAACGAGCCGCCGTCGAGGACGTCCCTGTAGTACTCTCGGAGCTGCTGCCAGGCACGGCTCATCAGGCGACCCCGTAGTAGGTCTTGAGGTACGCCTCGGCGGCATCGCGGTAGTCGTCGGTGATCGTGCTGGGGACCATCTGCCAGTACCCCATGGGGGACCTCCCGAACAGCGACCCGCCAGCGGATCGGAACAGATGCGGGTTCCCCATCCCCTCCGTGCCAGGGCTCACGGCAGCGGCGGCCACGCCATCCATGCGTACCACCGTGCTCGCGCCGCTGAACAGCGCCGTGAAGACGTGCGGGTCCGTGTCCGGCGTCAGCGCCACGTTCTGGCCCGACCCGGCGTAGACAGCGTACTGCGTAAGCGAGCCCTGCCAGAACCCGTTCCGGTTCGGGGACGTGCCCGTGAACAGGTACTTGCCGTTGCCGATTACGCCATCGGTCAAGACGAAGAGGTACGTGTTCGGCTGCGCCTTCGCCGCCAGCGTGGCGCTGTACTCGTCATCAACGCCGTCAGGGTCAACGGCCTTGCTGGAAGCGTCGTAGACGGCTTGCTTGGTGATCGTGGCCTGAAGGAAGTCGTTACCCACCCCCAGCCGGTCCTCCCACGCCTTGATCGTCGCACGGTCCACGGCGGGGTTCGTGATGATCCCCGTGTCGTAGGACGGCGTGTTCACGGCTGCATAGGACCCTGTGTTCTCCGTGTCCTCGCGAGCGCCCGTTGCCTCGTGGAGCGGGATCAGGCCCTTGAGATCGGACCCGAAGCGTGTGCGGACTTCGGCGTCGGTTCGACCGGATCCGGAGTTGTAGAGCCACGCGATGTCAGCGGACGAAGGAACCTTGTCCACCTTCACGATCTGCTGAATCAGTCCCTCGTGATACCGGACGGGGCCAGAAAACCCGTAGCCGATGGTGACGTTCCGCGTTGCGGACGAGTAGACCCCAGCGGAGTGTGTGTGCGTGGATGGCGTCCCGTTGTTGATGACGATCCCGATCTCGTCTGATGCGCCATCATGCCAGAACAAGACGTAGGCCCACGATCCCGTGGGCATCGGTCCGCCGCCCTGGTAGTTGGACTTGGCGGTGTCGTCTGCATGACGAACATCCACCCTGTATCCGTTGGCGGCTACGTTGCCCTGAGCCAGGGACCACCCGCCGCCAGCGGCTCCCGGGTCACCGAACTGGATGATGGGGGAGTACTGTCGGAAGGTCGGGATCTTGACCCACGCTCCGACGAAGAACGCCTCCCCGCCCTGCATATCGGAAACCGGGGATCCAAGAAGGCCGGAGTCGCTTCCGCCGATACCGGAGGCCCCGTCGAGCGAAAGCGCCGCATCGGTCGAGAGGTACTCGGGCTCCGCCATGTAGATCATGGACCCCGTGGGCGCGTCACCCCACGGGGTGAACGAGCCGCCGTCCAAGACGTCGCGGTAGTACTCTCGGAGCTGGGCCCAGGACGTGGTCACCAGGGGCTACGTCTTGGTGAGGAGGTAGAGCGCCGCGTCCGCGCCAGGCGCCGCGCCGAAGACCAGACGAAGCGTCTGGCCAACGAGCGCGCTGGGCGGCAGGACGTTGACCTGATCTGCCGTCAGCGTCATGCCGATCGCGGCGCCCGTGTCGTCGGCGAGCGGCCCCGAGATGATCTCGGACCCGTCCTTGTCGAGATGCGCGATCTCGAGCGTGACGGCGCCAGCGAGCGGCGAGGCGGCGGGGAGGTAGATGGCGCCGATGGCGGCGCCCTCGATGCCGAGATCGATCGTGGTGGCAGCGGAGCCGACCACCTTCTTCTCGATGCCGGCCATGCGGCGGATCGTGCCCATCTAGTAGCTCTTCCTGCCCTTCGGCGACTGCCGGACCTTGCGGGCCTTCTTCGCGCCGTAGGTCTTCCCCTTCAGCGCCCTGGCCCCACCCTTGTTCTTCGCCCGCTTCATCTTCTTGCCAGCGGGTGCCTTCTTCTCGCGCATCGCGTCTCCTGTTCGACGGAGTCTAGCCGAGGTACTGCTCACCGTATCGATCCCCATCTGAAGTGGGAGAGCCGATGCTGAACCTCTGGAAGTGGAAGTCGATGTCCACCAGCGTGATGAGCCCCCCGAAGGTATCCAGGGCGTCACCACCGAGGCGCGACAGGCGCCACTCGATCATCGCGGAGTCGCCCATGCCGGGCATGGGGATGTCGGACTCAAACCCTATGACGTAGTTGCCACGGTCGTTCGAGACGTGCCCGATCGTCAGGTAGAGCTCGGTGTAGGCACCGAGCACCGTCCCGTCGTTCGGGTTGTAGATCCGGTACTCGAGCAGCCACCGAGAGTTGCCGCCGGGCTCTTCTGTCGCGGCCCGGTAGTGGAGGTGCGGCTCGACGGTCGTGCCGTGCTTCCACCCGTGCTTCAACTGCGCCACGCCGGCGATCATGTTCGTCGCCGAAGCGCTGAACTGGAGCAGCCCGTTGACCTGGGACCGCGCCGGGTCGCTCACGCCGCCAGGCGGGTTGATCCCCTGGGACGGGAACGTGAGGTCGTCCCATGCGGGCTTCCAGAGCCCGATGATCTCTCGCCATCGCTTCAGTAACCGCATCACGCCTCCGTGTCGGGGTCGGGCGGGGGGCGTACCCCCCGCCCGGGAGATGGGCTACTCGGCGATGGAGTGGCCGACGCCGCACGCGGACGGGAGCTTCCAGCAGAGCTGGCCGGCCCACATCAGGTGCCACTTCATGCCGTGCTTGTTCTGGTTCTCCATGGGGAAGGGCCCCAGGAGCTTGAACTCCTCGTCCGGGTGGACGGCGAGGTCGAAGGCGTCCTTGCGGACGAGGTAGAGGAGGCCGGAGAGGCCGTCCGCGTTCGGGACGCGGGGCGACCAGAAGATCGGCTTCCCCTCGAACTCGATCACCGGGATCGAGAGGTCGACCATGCGCTTGCCCAGCGCCGACTGGGTGCTCGAGATCGAAACCTCGAGGAACTGCCGGTGGTGCTTCTTGAGCGCGAGGAAGGTCTGCGAGTCGCAGAACCCGTAGTCCCAGTCCGACTCGCCGCCCTTCTGGCAGTCGAGCGAGAGCTTCTCGAGCTTCTCGTACCCGCCGCCCGTGAGGGAGCCGATGTTCTCGGACTGGTTCCGCCAGTACTCGTTCCCCGCCGTGGCGCGGTTGATGCCGTCCACGGTGCCCGTCGTCGGGTCGACGGCGCAGGAGAGGAGGAACGAGGTGATGGCCTTGGCGTTCTGCGACCCGGCCATGAGGCCCGACTCGATCGCGATACGCAGCCGGCGCATCCCCTGGTTGAACTTGTTCTGCATGAAGGTGTAGAGCGAGCGCGGGCCCGGCCCTGTCTTCAGGATCTCCTCGCGAGTCACTCGGATCGGCTCCGAGATCATCTTGAGCTCGGTCTGGGCCATCGTGTCCTCGGACGACTTGTCCTGACCGATGGTGTCGTCGCCCTCGTACCACGCGCCCAGCGCGGGCAGAGAGGCCGAGATCTGCGTCTGCACGTACCCACCACCGTTGATTGCGCGCTCGCGGTCCACCTCGAACTGCGAAAGCAGCCGGGTGCCGTCGTAGGCCTGCTCGATCGGCAGGCCCTCGCGGACGTCTCGGAGGTAGGCAGTGAGCAGGTCACCGAAGTCCGCAACGAGCTGCGTCTTCGGGATGTTCTGATCTGCCATGGGGGCTCAGTCCTTCTTGAAGGCTGAGCTGCTACGTGTTCTTTCGCAGCTCAGCGACCTGTTCCTCGGAGAGGCCCATGCGCTGATGAATGCGAGAGACCGCGTCCCCCACCGGATCCTTGGACTGTGTTCCAGCCGGAGCCGACGGGGCGGCGGGCATCCCACCACCAGTGCCAGAGCCTCGGACAGGAAGCGTGACGTGCCCCCGCGGCTCGGACGACGGTGCCGGCTGGTTGTCCCCCTGGACTTGCTGCTTCGACTGCCCACCGAGTCGAGCCTGGGCGAGCTCGAGGTGAGGCTGGAGCAGGATTCTCAGCGCGGCGGGGTCCAGCGCGGCGGGGTCCACCCCCTCGTGGGCGAGCTGGTTCTCGAGGGATTGCTGCCCCGCGAGAAACACCTCGTCCGATACCGCTCGGCCCGGCCCGCGAGCTTGCTGCATGGCGGCTGCCTGGCCGACCTGCCTCAAGACGGGGTGAGAGCCGAGAACCTCGTCGACGACCTGACCGACTCGCTGCTCGACGATGCGCCCCACGGCCTCGCCCCACTGCTCGGGGGTTTCGGCCTCGAAGCCCTGCTTGACCAGATCGGCGGGATCGGGCGCCTGCCCGTTGCCGTTCTGGCCCTGCATGAGCGCCTCGACCTGCCCCTGGAGACGGGACAGCTCGCGGCTCTCCATCATGCGCTTGCGGTCGTAGTCGGAGCGCAGCATCCCACGCTGCGCGTCACGCTCGAGAATGAAGTCAGGGAGGCCCGCCTTCACGGTCCTCTCGTCCTCGGGGAGGCTGCTCAGATAGGCATCGCGGCTGAACCGAGGCGAGGCCGGGGGGTGCTCCCCACGGTTGTCTCCCTGGTCACCCTGCGTGCCTTCGACGTTCGGGGCGGCTTGTCCCGGTGCGGGGGCCGTGCCGTCTGCCATGAATGCGCCTCCATCGGTTATGGCGATGGAGACTATCGGAAGATCCGGCGGACGACAAGAACCTATCTACTTGCCGCGGTCGTCGGAAGCGCTCATGTCCGGCTGCTTGGAGCCGTGGTACTCCTCCGGAGGGGGAGTGCCCTTGCCGCCGCCGTCGCTCTTGCGGTGCCCGCCGAGCTTCGCTTCCTGGGGGGAGATGGCGCCCTTCACCGTCTTGGCCTGCTTGGAGCGGCCCGAGCCGAGCGGGGCGGGGGTCTTGATGGGACGCTGCTTCAAGGCTTCCTCACCTTCTTCCGGACCGCCGACTCCTGGGCGCTCATCTTGGCGCCCTTCTGTCCGGCGACGGAGCCAGGCGAGCCGGCCTTCCCCTTCACGGGGGCGGGGGTCTTCGCCGGGTTCTTCGGGGGCTCCTGCTTCCTCGGGGACCGGGAGCGCACCACGTTCTGGGGCTGCTTCCGACAGCCCGCCGCGGGGGCAGGCTGGTTGTAGTGACCTTGCTCTCGCATCTGGGCCATCAGTTCTTCCTCACGTCTTGGGCCTTCGAGTCTAGGGCATCGGCGGTCGGGGCGCCACCCGCACGCCCGCGCCTTCCGCCCCGACGAGACTTCTTAGCCGAGTCAGACGTCCGACCGTTCGACGCGCTGCCTCCGGGTGATCCGCCCTGGGCGGGCCTCATCTCGACGGGGTTTGCCCCGGGCGGGGTCTGTCCTTGACCGTTGCCCGAGGAGGTCTGTCTTGCCGCGGGGCCGCCGGACTCCGCCGGCTGGGCGAGGTTCTGCTCCTGCGCCATCCGGACCTTCGCCTCGGCGATCATCTGCATCATCTTCTCGTCCGGCACGTACCGCTGGAGCTTGCCGACCTCGAGCACGCGAGCGAGCTCGTCGAGGATCGGCCCCCGGTCGTTGACCGGCAGGCCACTCAGCGGGTCCACGTAGGACGCCACGCGCTCGTCGAGCGTCATGAGCTGCTCGATGCGTACCACGTCCCCGCCGCGGCGCTTGGACGCGAGGCGGACGCCAGGGAGCTCCGGCGGGAAGCGGATCTCGCTGACGAGCTTGTGGAGGAGGGTTGCCTCCTGCATCCCCACCAACTCGGCCCAGTCGGTCCGGTCGGTGAAGTACATCCCGAGGTGCGCGAGAATGTGGCACTGGACGGCGTAGGAGATCTCGAACTTCCGGATGATCTCTTGCTGCCAGGCATCGCCCGCGGCCTGCCCCATCTTCTCCTGGGTCGCAGTCTCGGCGACGGGCTTCGTCGTCAGCTCCCCGAGCGGGAAGGACTGGACCATGCACCAGTTCTGGATGAACTCGTAGATCTGGCGGAAGAGCTGCTCGCTCGGCGGCTTCCACTGCACGGCGACGATCGACTCGCCCGGCGGCACGTCCGCCGGCCTCGTGAAGATCGTCCCGTCCTTGCCGCTCTTGATCGACCTGCGCGCCGCGTCCCCGAGCTTGGGGTGCGCCTCGTAGATCGCGCTCGAGGCCCGCTTCACCGTCCCCACGTAGTGGGACAGGAGCTTCGTGATCGCGAAGAGGATGTTCATCCCCGGCTCGAGCAGGGGCTGCCCGGTCTTGCGATCGTAGTCCTCACGCTGCGGCTCGCTCGGCGCGAAGAAGAAGCACGGGAAGAATCCGGGGTACGGGCCGATCGGCGGGATCAGCGCCATCCCCTTCTGGTCAAGGAACGGATGCCGCATCCGAGACGTGCCGTTCACCTTCCCCGCGTTGAGGAAGCGGTTCACGTTCTGGTTGAAGTAGATGATCTCCTTGTGCTTGCGATCGTGGATCTCCCAGATCGAGCACATCCCCAGCCACTCACCCTTCTCGGTCTGATCGACCGCGTCGGACCAGCGGCGCATCTCGTTCTTGACGGGGTCGGTGGTGGCCTCCGCAGAATCCTGCACCAGATCCTTACGAATCCGAGGGTGGAAGGCGGGGTGCGCTCTGGCGTCAGCCACCGGCATACGGATGAGGCGAGCCACCCACCGGCAGTTCCGGAAGGAGGTCGCAGACGGGTCCATCAGCGCGTGCGAGCCGTAGGGAAGCCGCTCGTGCTGGAGCTCGAGGCGGTCGCGGCGCCAGAGCCACGGGTGCTTGGCGTCCTTCGCCGCCGCCTCGTAGTGCTTCTGGGCCGCGAGGTAGAGCGCGTTGGCCACGAGGCCGGAGGGGTCGCGCTCGTCGGTCTGGAAGTCGTCAGCCCTCGACTCGAAGACCTCGGCCATCATCGCGTGCTCGGCGCCCGGCGCCGGCTGATAGCCCTCGGGGTCGGCGAGCACCCGGTCGATGACCTGATCGACCGACTCGGTCGCCCGGTACAGGTCGCTGGCAGTCAGGGGCTCGACGAAGTTGATCCAATACGAGGTGACCCCATCGACGCAGACGTCCTTGGCGCCCTCGGCGTTGTTCTCGGGCATCCCAGCCCGGGACGCCTGGCGCTCCTGCAGCGTGTCGAACTTCGCCGCGTGGCGCTCCCAGGGGGAGGTCCACTCGCGCTCCCACGTGATCTTCGGCACCTCGTCGCCGACGTTGCTGACGAGCTTCTGGAGGTAGCGGATCGCGAGGTTGAGGTCGATCTGGTCGACGTGCGGTTGCTGGCTCGCAGCCGTCTTGTCGTCGATGTAGTCGTCCCGGTCCCGCCACATCATGACGGGGAACTGGAGCTCGCTGACCACGCGGCGGATCTGCTCTCGCCGCTCGGACGAGCGGTCCCACTGGCTGCGGGCCTCGAAGAGCTGAGTCTGCCAGAACTCCCACGTCTCCTTCCCCGCCTCGGTTCTGCGACCGAGAAGGGAGGGTCCGCTAGGCATCGGAGTCGGCGCTGTCCATCAGCTCCTCGTAGGCGTCGAAGGCCTTCGGGAGGTTCGAGCAGAACGGGCGGAGGTTGCCCATCGCCATGACGCCCTGGTGGGCGATCCACGCGATGTAGGTCTGCTCGTAGAACTCGTGGCGGTTGAGCCGCTTGTGCTTCGACTTCCGCGGGCGCGTCTTGGGCTCGGGCTGCGCGGTCGCCTTCTCGATCTGCTCGGACATGGATTCTCCGGTCAAGGACCCCCGAATCCTATGGCCCGGCCCGGCCACCGACAAGGTCTACATCCTGGGCCCGATCCTCGGGCCGATCTGCATCGGCGCGATGTAGTCCACCCGCTCGGCATCGAGCGCCGCCCGGATCTCCGCCATCGTGCCTGGCTTCGGCTGGTCGATCTCGACCCGGTTGGAGTCCGTGTCCTGTAAGGGGAGGATCGCCTCGAGCAGGGGCTCGGTCACGAGGAGGACGGCGTCGACGTGGTCATCGTGCTCGCCCTCGGGCGCCGAGAACCGGACGCGCCCGGTCTTCTCGTTCTTCTCGCCCTGGTAGATCCGGTACTGCTCCCGGGCCTCGGGGATGTCGAGGAACTGGATCTCGCGGTTGTTGATCAGGGCCTCGAGCCGGCGGACGAGGTGCTCCTTCTTGTGGCCGTGCCACGTGACCGCGGTGACGGCCTCGCCGTACTTGGCCTGCAGCATCTGGGTCATGCCGTCGCCGACGCCGTGGGCGTCCGACTTCACCGAGCAGTCCCCGTAGGCCTTCCTGATGTGGATCAGGAACTCCATCTGGGAGGTCCAGTCGGACCCCGAGACGGCGAAGCGGGCCACCTCCCGGCGCGTGTCCTGTCGCCAAACGGTGATGATCGTCTCGTCGAGCTTACGACCCCAGTCGATCCCGATGACGTAGGGCACGCCGCCGCGGGGGCGGTCGCCGATCCAGACCTGCACCTCGTCGAGCGAGAGGTTGGATTCGTGCAGCGCCTTTGTCACGAAACCTTCATGGTTGTGCCACTGCATCGTGAACACGTGGGCGAGCTTGCCGAAGACGGCGGACGTGTCCTCGAGGAAGAGGGCGTCGATCTCCTGCTTCTCTTCCTCCTCGCTGACACACTCCTTCCGCATCGTCTCGATGTAGTCGAGCGGGATCGTGGGGTTGGCCTCGGACGGGAAGTTCATCCCCACCCAGTCGCGCCACTTCTTGGCGGAGGACTGCGCCCGGCCCCAGAAGGCGGAGAACCACGCGAAGCCCACCCCCTCGAGATCGGGGGTGCCGATGGCAAGGAACTTTCCACCGCAGTCGGCGAGCATCTTGAGGCTCACCTTCAGGACCGCGTTGGCCCGGACGTAGGTCGACTCGTCGGCCACGATCAGGTGGAAGGGGTGCGTGAACCCTCGGACGCGGTTGTAGGCCGGGTGGCTGGCGGACCAGAAGTAGATCCTCAGGCCCTCGTTGACGCCCGAGATGCCGACCAGCTCGATGTACCGGCCCTGCCCGTCGGCGCGCTTGACCTTGGAGATAAGCTCGCCGTAGGCGGCGATGAAGATCTCCATCAGCTCCTTGGCTCGATCGTGGTCCTGGGACCAGACGCCGATGTAGCACCGCCCCCTGGTGACGGCGGCGAGCTCGAGGAAGACGAAGAGCAGGCCGGTGGTCTTGCCGAAGCGGCGCCCGACCGGCGCGATGATGCGCTGGAAGTTGAGCACCATCCAGATCAGGAGCTTCTGCCCGCCGATCATGCCGATCCCTGGAACCCGCTGCCGGTAGCGCCTGCGCCCGTTGTGGGGCCCGACGTCGTAGTTGATCGGGGCGGGTTTCTCGAGCTGCAGACTCATGCCAGGCCGTTCTCCCGCGCCACCCTCGCCGAGAACCGCTTGTGCCACCGGACCGAGCGTGCGTGCTTCATCTTGAAGTCCTGACGGTACTCCTCGACCGTCATCCCGAGTCTACGGGCCAGGGTCTTGTCGAACTCCTTGGGCTTGCCGCCCTTCTGCCGCCACCCGTCGCCCCGACCCGACGGGTCGTCGAAGAGGTCGGGCGTGCTCTCGTCCTTGAAGCGCTTCACAGCCGCTGGATCAGGAGGAGCCACGAGATGCCCGGCCTGCCCGCCGGCCTCAGGTCGATCGGGCCCACCACCGCCTCGTCGCCGAGCAGGTGCATGGAGTGGTTCGCACGCTCACGGTTCTTGCCACGCGCCTTCTCGATGCGAATGCGAAGCGCCTGCAGGAACTTGTCGTGACCGAAGCCCTCGATCTCCTCGTTGGTGAACGTGATCGGCGTGAAGTGGAACGCGGGGAACGGGTTGCCGCTCGCCTGCACCTTCGTCCCGCTCATGCGGAACTCCTTCTCCACCAAGGCAATAGCGTCGTTCTGGTTCATGAACCCTCAGTACTTAAGACTTGCTGTTCTGTGCCTACCGGAGATGATGCTCACTCACGCAGAGAGAGGAAGTGGAGCGCCACTCTCTGCCCCATGTACACCGCGCCAACGGAGACAAAACATGAGACTGATCGTGGCGCTCGCACTGGTGAGCGTAGCAATCCTCGCGGGCGGATGCTCGGGCCTTTCGGAAGCCATGGATTCCGTGACTCCCGCAACCAAGGCCGAGCTCGCCCAGTACGAGCAGATCCAAGACCAGCAGATCGAGGCGCTGTCCACCGGCAACTGGCCGGCGGTCGGGGGTTCGACCCTCGCCATGGTCTTGCTGACCCTGGGGATGTATCGCCGCGGGCGCTCGATGGCCCGCATCGAAGCGGAGGAGGTGGCTGGCCGAGTGGCCGCGGCCCCTTTGCGCGAGCTGGCGACGGAGCTCAAAGCTCTCAACCGACCGTCCTCGTAATCCGTAACGGATAGCGAACCTGCGCCCCTGCCGGCAGACGTCGGCGGGGGCGTTCTCATGTCCTGAGGCGCCAGGCCTCGACCATCACGTAGGCCGCTTCAGCCTCGATGAAGGGGGAGTGGAAGACCGGCACGCCGCAGAACTCCAGCCTGTCGTCGAGCCGCATCAATGGCCTCGACGAGCCGTAGGCACGCTTGGTCGCATCGATGTAGAGCCGGTAGACCTCGTTGCCCATGAGCACGATGAGCTTGGCGCCGGGCCCGTGGATCGCGACCATCTCGTCGATCCCGCGCTTGACGGCCTCGAGTGCCTTGGCGCCCTGGATCGCGTCGTTGCGCTCCTCACGCCCGTCGGGGTCGTAGGTGGGCATCAGACCTCCTTGCAGGACAAGCGGATCGGCGGGGAGGGCGCTGATCTTGTGTTCCGCTGCATCCACGGCCCGGTTCCACATCTCCTCGCCCGTGTAGACGGAGCGGATCCTACCAACGGCCCGCACCGCATCCTCGCGCCTGATGTAGTCACTCGGCATCGGTCTGCTCCTTGCACTTGAGGGCGCGGATCTTCATGGCGCACGCATCCGCCCCCTCCTGCTCCCCCCGGTAGCGGCCACCGCACGCACGCGCCCGTCGAGCGTGCCCCTCGCACACCCTCGCCGCCTCCTCCAGCGCCGCCGCCCGGACCGCCTCGGCATCGGGAGCGGGGGCAGCGGCGGCGCGGGCCATCCAGCCAGCGCCCAGCCATGCGCGTTGGTACTCAGGAATCTGCCCGTACTCGCGCTCGACCCAGCGACGGAACGCCTCGCCGTCGCGCCCGGCGGGCGGGGTGGGCTGAATGGCCGCCTCGTCCCGCGCCCAATCCAGAGCCTGGGACGGCGCCGGCGCGACGGTGATGTACGTGCCCGACGTGGGTATCGTCGTTCGGCACCCGTCGCACCAGTACGCATCACGGAGCCACCGTCGCCGGGGGTTCCTGCGTGCCGTGGGCTCGACCGGGTGGTGGCACGCAAAACAGCGACGAGCGATATCACCCATCGCCATCCACCTTCCACGCCTGAAGCACGCGAACGGGCTTGAGCCCGTACCACGCGGTCAGCCGGACGCTGGCGCGCATGGCGGCATCGAGGTCATGGTCCGCAGGCACCTCGATCTCGATGACGCACCTGTCGGGCTCGTCGCCATACGGGTGCTCGAGAACACACTCGACCTTGACGGCGAACACGTGCCCCGGGGGCTTGGGCGGAGGGGAACCCTTGGGCATCACCGGCTCCGATGGCAGTGGGACAGCGACTCGAGCGCGTCGAGCCGGTCACAGATGTCCTGATTGGCGGCACGGAACACACCGAGCTGGCGCTCGAGCATGAGACACCGATTCTGGGCCTTGACCGCCCGATCGGTGGCCTGCATGGCCGCGAACGAGAGCACGATGCCGAGCAGGGCAGCAACAACGATGAGAGCTGTTCGCATGGGATTCCTACGACTTGGCGCGTCGACGACGGCGCCGGGTCTGGTTGACGGCATCCCGCTTGGTGACGGCATCTGCCAGCCACTCAGGCGGGGACTCGAAGAACCGGGAAAGCGCCAGCCGGATGATCGCGGAACGGCT